TCACCTGATTGAGCCAATAAAAAGGCTTTGAACTCGGTGAGGTTTTGAATTTGATGAAAATCAATATCAAGACCAAATCCATAGTGGCAGCTGCCCCTATAAGGTTTCGACCTTATTGGCCTTACAAGATAAATCTTGTAAGACAAGGGTGGTTGCAACATTGGACTCCTATTCTCAAGTCGCATTGCGACCTGTTCATAGGATGTTGAGTTTGCTCCTTAGTAAATTCAGAACTGATTTTACTTTGGACCATCAGGCGGGAGTAGATTATCTCATGGGCGTAGGTGGTGAACTCTATAGTATCGATTTATCGAATGCTACGGATACACTTCCTGTCGACCTTGGAATAAAACTAATCCTTGACCAAGTTGACCCAGTATTGATTCCCGATGCTGAACAGTTTTGTAAGGATGTTAAGTCCATACTGACTGACCGGGACTTCATGTATGAAAACATGAAAGTCCGGTATAGCACCGGGCAACCAATGGGTGCCTACTCGTCTTTTCCGTTACTGGCGGTGACAAATCACCTACTAGTAGCCATGGCCCGCGTACTTGCTGGTTTTAAAAAACCTGCAAGGCGGTCCTATGCGATCGTGGGTGACGATGTAGTGATAAGCGGTAAAAATATCGCGGATCACTATGTCGCCCTCCTTAACGCTCTTGGCGTTCCAGTCAACCACTCTAAAGTGGTCGTCGGCAACGGAACTTTCGAGTTCTGCCGTCGTCGTGTGAGAGATCGGAGGGTACAGTCTGTTCCATCTTGGAATGTACTGTACCAGTCCGTGAAGACAGGTGACCCAACTCCCTATGTGACTTTAAGAAAGTCATATGGGATGGATCCCCTGCCATATTCTGAACTTTCTCGGATCTTTCGAAAGAAAGATCTAAGAAATATGTTGGCTCTTCGAGAAGATTTACATCTTCCAGGAGAACCCACAATATTCAGGATTCCTCACAAGATTGTAGCCCATGCGGATAGAGTCCTAGGGGTCTTAGATAGTATCAAAGACCCTGTGAAACCCTTTGTTTCTGACGATCCTTACCTAAAGCGATTACTTTATGAACATAAAGTTCGCCCGGTTTATCTTTCTTGTTTCAAGAAATATAAACCATGGCATGGAATACTCAGAGCCAAAGCCAATTCCTTTTACTTAGGGTATGTTGATACATACCTTAATTTGAGGAAGACTCGTTCTCGGATATACAATAGTATGTCTGCGAAGTCCCGAACTTCAAAAATTCGTGGACTCTGCATGGCCAAGAGGAGCAAGTGGCATTTGATTGAGCACCCTGGAAGTTAACGCTTCCAGGC